TAAAGCATGGGCAGTATATAACGGAGTAACACAAACTATTGTAAGTTCTTTTAACATTTCTTCTGTTACTTATAACAGCACAGGAAGTTATACATTTACTTTTACAACTGCAATGCCTAATGCAAATTATTCAGTATCAGCTTCTTGTGGCTCAAATTCTTCTAGTACTGGCGCTGGTAATGTCCATGTTTGGTATAACACAACTACTGGTGGAAAATTAACAGCCAGTGCTTCTACTTGTACGGTTGGCATAGTCAATGAGCAAGGTACAGCGGTAATTGATACACAAGATTGCCACATTCATATTATTGGAGCATAAATCATGGCAGGAACAATAGTCGCAACTGGAAAGTTAAAATGACAGGAACAATCTACCTAGTCACCAATAATCTGAACGGCAAGCAATATGTCGGTCAGACTACTGTTGTTAGTGAGAAAAGAGGTCATGGAACTTTGGTGACTGCCGCTTATCGTAAATATGGCAAAGAAAACTTTAGTTATGAGCCTATTTGTTCTAATATTCATAGCCGCCCAACTTTAAACTTTATTGAAAAGTTTTGGATTAAGGTAATGGATAGCAGAGTACCAAATGGCTACAATATAGAGCATGGCGGCTCTACAAAAGACAAGGTAGCACCTGAGACTATTGCCAAGATGAAAGTGGCTCAATTAGGCTGGAAAAGGTCACCTGAAGCCGTTGCAAAAGTTGTAAAAGCATTAAAGAATCGTTCACCAGAAGTATGGAAAAAAATGGGTGAAAGTTTAAAGGGCAGACCTGTATCTGAGGAAACTCGCAAAAAGATTAGTGAAGCTCAAATTGGGAAGTTTGTATCTGAAGAAACAAAAGCTAAGATTCGTCTAGCTAGAAGTAAACAGGTTATAACTGAAGAAACTAAACGCAAATTGTCCGAAGCTGCAAAAAAGCAGTGGGCTAGACAAAAAGGAGAATAATTTTGGCTGGAGTCATAGTTGCGGATACGCTGCAAGATGGTGCTGGTAATAGCACAGCAATGGATAATGCCATTTATGGTAGTGCAAAGGCTTGGGTAAACTTTAACCCTTCAAGCGGAAGTTCAGCTTCTATTGTTGGTTCATATAATGTATCAAGCGTTACTTATACATCTACAGGAAGTTATATAGTTAATTATACTAATGCTTTAGCAAATACAAACTATAGTGTTTTTACTGCGTGTATTGCTACTGCCGCTAATGCGCCAAGACATACTCAATACAACACATTATCAACAAGTTCAGTAGTTATTTATTGTTGTGATACTGCTGGCGGTGTTGCAAATCCAACTTCAGTATCTGTAGCAATACATATTTAAAGGAAAAATAATGTCACAAGTAATCATTTATACAAACTCCAATGGCGGTGTATCTGTCTGTGTTCCAACAGGCGAAATCAGCATCCAAGCTGTTCTTGAAAAAGACTGCCCATCAGGTGCAATCATTGTTGAAAATACAGTTCTTCCACAGGGTGCAGATTCGTCTTTTTTTGACGCTTGGGAATTGTCAGGTTCTACAGTCACAGTAAACTTTGAAAAAGCTAAAGCAATCAAACTTGCTCAATTCAATGCTAATGCTGTTGCTGAAGCCCAAAAGCGACAACTCAATACTTTAGCTGGAATTGCTAATGCTGTTAGCGATGCAGACTTTACTGCTAGTTTAACTGCTGGTCGCACAGCTATTGCTAGTGCAACAACTACAGCCGAATTAGTGGCTATTTAAGGACACATTATGTCAGTTTCTTTATATGGTAGTGGGCAGACAGTTGTACAAGTGCAAAGCACTACTATTACTAGTTTTTTTAGTACAAACTCTACTTCTTTTGTTGATATAACTGGTTTATCTGTTTCTATTACTCCTCAATCAACAACAAGCAAAATATTAGTTTTAGTAACTGGTGCTATTAGTAGTTCAGGTTCTTCAGCTATTTCTTTATACAATTTGGTTAGGTCAGGTTCTAATATTTATGTTGGAAATTCTAGAGGTTCTTCCACAAGTTGTTCTGCTAATTCTGCTAGTGTTTCTGCAGATAAAGCCACAAGCATAGCTATTAACTATTTGGATTCTCCATCAACCACAAGTGCAATAACTTATAAATTGCAAATGGCTTCTGAAAGTGGTTCTTATACTGCTTGTATTGGTGGTTCTTCAAATTCTGGTGCAGCTAATAATGGCTCTACACCAACAACAATTACTGTTTTAGAAATTTCAGGAAGTTAATATGGCAAATTTACATGATGCAATTTATGCCTTAAATCCTAAAGTCAAAAGTATTTCTAATATGGATGCTTTCGATTCTAATGGTGCACCTGTTCAATATGACCTAGCCGCTGCACAAGCTAAACTGGTAGAACTACAAGCAGCCGAGGCACAAGCAGAACAAGCCGCTAAAGATGCAAAGGCTTCTGCACTAGCTAAACTAACTGCACTTGGTTTAACTGCTGATGAAGTAAAAGCATTATTAGGAGCTTAATATGAACTTTACATTTACATGGATTATGGACAAGTTGGGCTATATGCCTAAGATTGATATGCAGGTTGGGAAACTGGATGAAGTATTTCCTTTTCCTGCGCCCGAAAAAAAGCGCAAGCCCGCTTTAAAGAAAGCTACTACTCGCAAAACAACTGCTAAAAAGGCTAAATAAAAGTGAGCTATGGCAGACCCGTTTGGTATAACCGAAGGAGTAAAGGCTCTAAGCGGTAGCCTAGATGCAAGTCGGGAAGCCAGTAAAGGGCTGTCTAAAAGTATTGAAGGCATCCAACACGATGCTGTAGATGTAGCCCAAAAGAAAGCACAGGAAAGACGCAGGGCGGCAAGAGAAGCAGAGTTTAGAAAACAAACGGCACTGATAAGAGCCTTGGAAGAATGGAAGCACAAGAAGCAAATCTCCGATGAGGAGGCAAAGTTAAAGATAGACTTTGTAAAGAAGTATGGCGCTAAAGAGTGGGATGCATTGTTAAAAATTAAATTGGATATAGAAAATTTAGAAAGAAAAAACAATGAAGAATTTCAACATGACCTTAAAGAGGTTAGAAAAGTCCAGTTTATGTGCTTTGCAGTTGCTGCGCTCATTGCTTGGTATCTTACGTGGGGTATTAAATAAGTAATGTTTCTCTATGTCAAAGTTATCATTCTTGGTCTTATTATTTCTACTGCTGCTTTTGGTGGCTGGTACGTGGAGCATCTACGATTTGTTGCATTCCAATCTAAAGTGGAATCCATCGGAAAAGAAGCAGAAATTAAAAACCAAGCAATCCAGTCAGAACACCAACAAGCCATAAAGGTACTACAAGATGAACACGATGCGAAACTTAATCTTATCCGCCAGTATTATGCTAACGGGGTGCGCAACCCCAGTAGCAGTACAGTGTCCGGCATTTCCACAAGCACCAAGTTTTCTGACGCAATTGCCGCCTACAATGAACTTGCTGGAAAATGTGCAGAAACAACCCTCCAAGTAACTGAATGGCAAAAATGGTACGAAGAACACAACAAAATTTGGAGCCAAAAGTGAAGTTTCAAGAACACATTATGGTAATTGCGGCTTGGTCTTTAGTCTGCGTTGTAGCTGCCATGTTAATTATGTTTGCTTACGCTGTCATAGACCCTACGGTAGATGATGAAAAGGTATTTCAAATTATAGGACCCGCTTTCCAAACAATAGTAGGCGGCTTTATTGGTTTAATTACAGGAATTAAGTTAGGTCAAGATGACAAGTGAACAGTTAACGTCTTTAGGAATTGACCCAAAATGGACAGAAGCATTACAAGCAGTATTTGATAAATATGATTTATCTAATTCTTTACGCCAAGCATCTTTTATCGGACAGTGCCAACATGAGTCAAACAATTTCAAATCTTTGGAAGAGAACCTTCATTACTCTGCCGCTGGACTTATGCGTACATGGCCATCAAGATTTCCTAGTGCAGATGTGGCTGAACAATTTGCAAACAATCCAGAAAAAATCGCAAACAAAGTTTACGCAGGACGCATGGGAAATACAGAAGATGGTGATGGATGGGCTTACCACGGGCGAGGACTTATCCAGCTTACCGGAAAAGATAACTACCGCAACTGTGGAGAAGGCGTCGGGATGGATTTAATCAGCAATCCTGAGCTTCTTTTGCAGCCAAAGGGTGCAGCACTATCTGCTGGCTGGTTCTTCAATAAACACGGTTTAAATGCCTTGGCTGACGCACAGGACTATGAGACAATGACCAAGCGCATCAATGGTGGAACATTGGGCTTAGATGACCGTATCGCCAAGATTAAGAAGGCTCTAGAAGTACTAGGATAATATGCCATTACAAAAGCTCGTCTTTAAACCTAGTCTATATCGGGAAGGTACTGCTTATAGTGCTGAAGGATATTGGTATGATGGCGACAAGATACGCTTCCGTTCTGGGCTACCCGAAAAAATAGGCGGTTGGACACAAGTAAGCCCTACTCAGTTTTTGGGTACTTGCCGTTCTTTATGGACTTGGGTTGACCTTAATTCAAACGTCTATATTGGTCTTGGAACCACATCTAAGTATTATATTTATGCTGGTGGTACTTATAATGACATCACACCAATCGTTCAGACTAATACTCTAGGTACAAACCCGATAGCTTCTACAGCAAGCTCTACGGGCGTAGTCATTACAGATTCAGTCTATAACCCTTCTGTTGGTGACTATGTTAACTTTACGACCTCCGCCACAGTAGGTGGAGCAGTTATTTCTGGTGAGTATCTTGTTACCTCGGTGCTTACCTCTTCTACCTACGGGATTACCGTATCCTCTGCCGCTACGTCAACCGCAGTAGGCGGAACAGGAATAGTGGTTCAATACGAATATCCCAGCGGTTCCTCAACATATTCTACCAGTAATGGTTGGGGTACAGGACCTTGGGGTGGAACAACGATACCCTTAACGGCAACTCTAGGAACCAACCCATTTTCTACCACATCTGGTAGCGGAACAGTCATTGTCTCCCAAGCAGCCCACGGTATTCCTACAGGAAACTATGTAGTTTTTAGTGGCGCTACGGCATTTGACGGGTTAACGTCAGGAATATTAAACAGCACTTATCAGGTTACTTCTCTTACAGCCAGCACTTACAGCATTACACTTCCTAGCTCTTTTGTAGCAACATCAACGACTACGGGCGGTGGGTTAAGTGTTACGGTATTAGAACAAACAGGCTCTCGTGGCTGGGGAACTGCTTATACTTCTGGAGTAGCCAATCAACTTCGTCTATGGACAAATGATAACTTTGGTCAAGATTTAGTCTTGGCGCCTCGTGGCGGTGGTATTTATTATTGGCAGGATGCTAACGGAGTAGGAACTAGAGCGGTTAGTCTATCTTCTTTAGCCAACTCTACCGCAAGTACGATTACTTCTTTAACTTTTGCTAGTGGTTCTTCTACGGCGATAGCTTCTGCGCCCGCT